CGGCGATGACATCGCTGTGGCATAGACGGCCTTCATTGCATCGTCTATCGATTTCAACGTGCTGACTACTGGCAGCGCCTTGCGGTTGGAGTCTTCATAAGCGATGGCAAGCTTCATGAATTCTGGCGGCAATAACGCGCCCTGTGCGCGCAGGTCTGACAGTTGCTTGCCCAACTTCTCCTGTTCTTGCACGGTGATCTTTGATACGCCACCGGCTACGCGGATTGCGTCGGTGATCTTCTTGACCTCCTCGTCAAGCTTCTTGCCGGTGTACTGATCGGCCATCTCGCGAACAGACGCATTGTAGGCGTCCTGCGCGGCGATGGACTTCTTGAGTTGGTCCTCGTTCTTCTTGTTCGCTTTGTCGAAGTCAGCCAGAGCCTCGTTTGCCGCCGCGATTGACGCCGCCGTACCCATCGTCGTTGTGGTCTGCTTTTCCAGTCCCTTGACTACGTTAGCGACCGACTCCGCGACCTCCTTGTCCAGTGTGCCGGTCAGCAGCTTGATCGGACCAGTCAGCTTGCCCAAGAAATCGTCCCACGCTGTGGAGATCGATGCCAGTACTTCACCAAACGTGATAGTGAGCCAGTTGCTCCACCGATCGATCTCGTCACCAGCCTTCGCCAATGTCGCGATCGTGTCTCTTGACATCTTGTCTGCCGCGTCACCCGTCTTTGTCCATCCGTCGATGATGGCAGGCAGCAGTTCCTGGCCCGACTTGCCGAACAGAGCCATCGCCACCCGCGCCCGTATCATCGGGTCTTCAATTTGCCCAATGGCCTCCGCGATCGTCTCGAAGGCGTCCTCGGGCCTCATCTTGCGGATCTCGTCAAACTTCAAGCCAGCATCAGACAGCGCCTTCACCGTGGACCCGGAACCACCGGCCAGCGTCTTGTTCATAAACGCCACGGCCTTATCGACATCCTCAATCGACGAACCGCCCATCGTCGCGGCATGGGACCACCGCTGCACCGCATCAGTCGAGACGCCGAGCTTCTTCGAGAGGTCATCAATGCGACCCGCCGCATCGATCGCCTTCATCGCAAATGAGGAAATCGCGCCTACGGTGAACGCCCCGGCCAGCATCTTGCCAGCCGACATGGCAGCACCCTTGATGTTCTCCATGATGCCTGGCTGCTGTTTCAGTTCGTTATTGGCTCTTGATGTGGCATCCCGCAACTTCAGCATCTCTGGAGGCGCAGTCCCGCCGAGACGCTGCATCTTGTCAATGGCCTCTGTGACCGTCGCGTTGACTCTTCGCGCTTCAGAGTCCGTCAGTGTTGCGGCTCCTCCGATTTGCTCGACAGCCGCGACCATCTTGTTCGCTTCGCCAATGACCTTTGTTCCGTCGAAGCGTTTTGACATCGCATCGACAGACCTATCGGTTGTCCCGACTACAGCCTGGAGTTGGTCCAAGCTCCCATTGACGGCTCGAATCCCATCAAGCCACTTCGAAAAGTCTGCTTCAAACGACGCTTTTACTGCCATCAACTACTCCGTTCTCTCGACTCAGCCTCAAGCTGGTCAATGAGAATCTCCAGCACGTCGGCAGGGGTATTCTCGAACTCTGCCCAAGTCCATCGCATCACCCGGCAGATTCTGAGTCCTGACTCGACGTACTGGCGGTCGTTTTTTTTGAGGATGACATCTCCTGCACATGTGCCTTGACGGCATCCTCGATCATGTTGAAGCCTTCGACGCTGAGACTTTCCAACGCTTCAAGGCTATAGGGCACTACATTTCCGCTGGCATCAGTCAGGTTCCAATCGATGACATATGCGGCGACTTCCGTCAGTCCGAGCTTGTCCAGCCTGGGCGTAATCTTCCCGAGGCCGTCCACATCGACCGCTGCCGCCATCGCCATACGCGATTCCCTGACTGTCAATCGCCGTTTGCAATCAATCCAGAAGTCATTTGACAACTGTACCCGCTTCACTTCGGGATCGACGAACCAGACCTGTTTATTCTTTGCTTTGCTCACGAGCGCCTCCTTGCTGAGATAGACGCGGCCCCAAGTGCGCTGAAAGGGTGCCGTCGCCATGAATGTCCACCTTCACCACCGGGTAGACGAGACGTGATCGCCCAACCATTACCGATACGGTCAGGCCCTCACGGGTCATTCTGTACTTATCAAACGAAACAATCTTGCCGTCCAGTGTGGCGCCGTCCGGCAGCGTTTCGATGCGCCACGGGCCAAAGATCGCAGCCGTCATATACGACCACTTCACTTCACCCGTGACGCCTCGAATTTGCATCATCGATTACGACGTGCGGCTCGCGCCACCGTTGAACTGCAACGTCCCGGAGATGGTCACCGCGCCGCCGATTGAATCATCGACGCTAATCGCGGTCGGCCACACCGAACCCGACCAGTACTTCGCCACGCTGGTCCCGGCGGGGTACAGGTAGCACGCGACAGTTCCGCCGCTCTGATTCTGGTCGAATGCGTCAAATGGCACATCGGCATCATCAGCGAAAAAACCGCTGAACGAAGCCGTTGCGTTCTTGACGCCAAGCACAAACGAGGTCGAGCTGTCGCCGAGCGACGTTACGTCTGCCGTGCTGGTGTCAATGTTAATGGTCCACTGAGTGAGGTTGACGACATTCGCTGCTGCGCCACCATTGGCTGCGGCCAAGAGCATCGCCCCTGAGCGTCCGTGATATTTAGGCATTGTCTAGTACTCCATTGAATAATGTCCGCGACGACTTGAGACGCACGCGAATGCCAGTGATCATCTTCGACTGCCGAGATGGCATTCTTGATGTTCTGTTCGCGCCGACCGGGATCGGCCAGCAGGTCGCGGATGACCCTGCCAGCCTCCTCCGGGCTGTGAAACGTCGGTACCGCAGATCCGAACTTGTCTACCACTTCGGGTCTGTAGTCCGACACCATGCACACGCCAGCAGCCGCCATTTCGTAGACCCTGGGATTCAGACTCTCTGCCGCGCACTCATTCTTCGGAGCGCGGAACAGGTTCAAGACAATACGCGCACGTTGTGCATAATCGCGCATCGTCTCATTCGGGATGATGCCGCCTTTCAGATAGGCATCAAGCTTGCCCTTCGCACGGTCGATTGGCTCCCCATACAGCCGGAAGTCAATCCCTGACCAATCAATACGTGAGAGATATTCTACCCTTTCATCGAACAAACTGCCGCAGAAGAATACGTCACACTCCGCCGCCACCTGGGCCGGGGTATGGGTGCCTTTGCGCCACGCCGATGGCAGGTAGTTTGTATTAGGCTGCACCTGTCGGAAGGCATCCACCTGGGACCGCTCATGCGTCCATGCCCCATGACAGAGTGCCGCAATCCGCATCTCGGCAGCGATGTCATACGGCGTTTCCGTGCAGAGCAACCAGACGCGCAGGCCGGCACGTTTCATTAACTCGATACGTTCCGGCAGCATATACATTGCGGAGACAATCAGCACGTCTTGGCAGTTCTTCTCGATAGCCCGTTCGACGATGCCCTGCGATGCCTGATACAGCACATCCCCGGCAGTCGGCTTCGGCCACTTGCGCGTCTTGTCCTTCCGACGTTGTTGCCGCCAGAGGTAATGCAGGAATCCATGCGACCGCTCGATGCGGCCATCCAGCCGCCACTCGCAGACAGAGACGCCCGAATCCTTCAACGCCTCGACCAATCCGACATGGACATCATGCGTGGCCCATGACGCGCCTGGGTGTACTACCAGCATTCTCATGTCGGATCCACCATCACGTCATACAATCCGCCGCAGTGTTGATAGCGGATGTCCAAGTTATCCGCGCTGATTTCCACGTACTTAATGCGCTCTGACCGCTCTAACAACATCAGGGTATACCCAGAGATTGACAGGGTAGCATTCTGTAAGAGCGTCTCAATGCGCTCTGCCGCCGCTGTGACGCTTGACGCGCTATTGCTTCTGGCTACTGCTTTGACCATATAGCTCAGTCGCTCATAACTTCGAGTCTTGCCGAGTTGGTAGTTGTCATCGTGATCCATCTGCTGCACGATGACAAACGGCTGCGACACATTCTGCGGAGCGATATCTCGATAGACGCCGCCTGGGGCCAGCGACGATAACGTCGCGTCGTTGCTCAATACGGCAAAGATGGCAGTGTCAACAGCCCCGGTTGCCATTACAGTCGCCCCTTTACATCAGCCCCGGTGATGCGCTCCACGGCCTGTACTAGGTCGTCATAGTAAGCACGGCGCATCCTGCTTGCCACGCGACCCACAACAGGGATCGCTTGGTTCCCGCTAATCGATGACGCCTCCACCGTGCCAGACAGAGGCACCATGCGCTTGGACTTCGAGACAAACATCCGCCCACGAGCAGCCCCGTTTTTAGTAAATCTTTCTGCCGTGCCGTATTCATACAGATGCGCGTGGGGTGCGGTAGATTTTACCGTCGCATAGACATTCCATCCGGTCCCGATGCTTCTCTTGACTCTCACCCCACGCTTGAGATTGCCAGTGCCCGTAGACTCATCCGGGTATTCCGCCTGGATGGCCTCCTTTGCACGTTCCGCGTAGGTGTTCGCCAGCTCATGCGCTGCACTCGCCATCTCGTTTGAGTTCTGCATCAACTCGCGTTTCAGTTCTTCGAGGCCGGACCATTGGACGCTCATACGATCTCCTCGCATGCCAGCATCATCATCTCGTCCACTTCGTTGACGTTATGTACGCCGCGCACGAAGAATGTCCGGCTATCCTCAAACGTCAACCTGGTCAGCGTTGAGATTTGGCTGTGGTATCTCACTGTCACCAGATGCGAGATGGGCGCCGTCACCGTATTTCCGACGCGCCGTTCTGTCACCATCGGTGAGGCCATTTCAATCTTCGCCCAGACCTCTGACGGATTCGCACTCGCCCATGCGATGGTAAAGCCGCCATCGCCGTCCGGCGTTCTGGTCGGATTCTCTACCAAGACGCGATGCCGAAGTCCGCCGATGTTCATCATCAGATGGCATCCTTCACGACATACGGAGCCAACCGCTTCTCCAAGTACATCTGCGTCTTTGCCGAGATGGTCCCCGTGATCGTCTCTTGGCGCTGCTCGTACATCTCGCCAACCATGAACAACACGACATCCCCAATGCCGACCGGCACATCGCCATTGGTGCCATAGCCGCAGACGGCACGAACCACGACGGGATACTCAACAATCGAGGATACAGAAGGAAGCGAAATGCCATCGGCAATCTCGATGCGACCCTTGCCAGCCCGTGGGCCAGACTGTGTGAAGACCACGTAGTTCGATGAGCCGAGCGTCTGCAACGCGCCGTCTTCATCGTAGTACTTCACAGACGTAATGCTCTGGAGCGGCGGATTCGGAATCCAAAGCGGACGCGATGCCGTGAACCACGAGCGATAGGAAAAGTCCCACGTCTGCGTCAAGAATGCGCGGCGGGTATACGACTCAGCCCAGAGCGTTGCCGTCTCCAGCATCCGGCCAATCAGTGTGTCATCGGCAGTCGTAGAGACGCGCAAATACGTCTTTGCCAGATTCACGCCGACCGGCGTATCTTCGTTTCCTGTCACTAACGAGCGGATCGGTTGCCACGTCCACGCATTGCTCATTCCGACTTCCTCCGCTTCGTTCGAGGCGCTGCCGTATGCGCTGCCGTCGAAGGCGCTGCCATCTCAGCAGTCGAAATTGCCTCGGCAATCCCTTGTTCAATGAGTCCCTTGGCTAGCATGTCCGGCAGGTCATGAATACCTGGCGGCAATGTGCCAAGGTCTGTCCACGTCAGTTCGCGCAGTAGATGTATTTTCATCTCTGGATACCTCCGGGAGCGGGTAGCCGACGCCACCCGCTCCCGTCAGTCAGTGATTAGGCAAACGCCTGGTCGCCCACCGGGGCCACCGTCGGCAGACCCTGCACGGCCACCGCCGAGAAGGCCGCAGACGCCGTGCCGGTCTCGGTCGCCACGAGGCGCACGTACCGCTTGCCGCCGGCGTAGCCCATCAGCCCGATGTAGTCGGACTGCCCAGTGTCGTTGATGACCAGATTGCTGCCCAGCAGTCCGGTCGCCGCCGTCACCGTCGCCGCATCCGACAGGTCGGATTCGGCGCCAGCTTGAAGCGTCAGCGTGAAGTAGTTGGACGAGTCAGCGGTGGTCACGGTCGCCAACTGCACAACGAACGTCAGTCCGTCGAAGCCGTTGGTGTCAATGGTTTCACCGTTGCCAGTCGCCGTCCGCGAGGCGTAGGCAAACGCCTTCGTCGCTTTGGTCTGATTCAGAGTATCGCGCATTGTTCTAGTCTCCTTTTACGCCGTGAACTTGAGGAACTTGATGGCATCAAAGTCAACCACCGCACCGCCCACGCGACGTGACGCATGGAACGTGATCTGCGGATTGTTGCTGTACGGGTCACGAAGCACCGACAGACCAACGCGGTCAACAATGAAGTAGCCAGCACCGAAGTTGCCGAAGGCGATACCAAGCGCACCAGTCGTCGTGTACGCGGGCATGTCCTCAGCCTCGATCACCGGATAGCCCAGCAGCACCGACGGGTTGCCAGCCTGGGTAGACGGCTGCCAGATGTAGTCGCCGCCGGAGGTCTTCAGCGTCCGAGCCGCCGCCAGAGTGCCACGCGACATCATGAAGGCCGCACCAGCGCGGTAGCCGCTCTTCAACTGGCCGATCAGCGTGATGAGCTTGTCCGTACCGTTCGCGTTGGAGCCGAAGCCGCCGTTGGTCCCAGTGATGACATGCTCAAGCTGGCCCCATGCACGGGAACTGTCCGCCGTCGCTGCCGTCGTGTAGGTGGTGATGCCACGCGGACGACCAGCGCCAGAGCCAGCGATAAACGCGGTCTGCTCGCTCAGGGCGAAGTCACGGGCGATGTTCTCACCGAGCCACGCTTCGACGTTCACCATCGCGTCTTCCAGCATCACCGGCGACACCTGCGGCGACGAGCGCTGCACGTTGACCGGAATCCGGTACTGCTTCAGCGTCGGCGTCGTCGGGTCACTGTTCGCCGTGACTTCATCGGTCCACGCGACAGACAACTGCCCATAGCTGACGACGCCCTGGAGGGCATTGCCGCCAATCTGAATCACCCGCGCCACCTGACGCATGGGCGACCCATCGAACAGCCGCTGCACGATCGGGCCTTCCACCGACTCGGGCACCAAGTAGCCGCCGTTCTCGTTGTCCGAGACGCGCATCCCCTTGATCGCCTCGATGCCAGAGGCATCGCCCTTGCGGAGCCACGACACGAACGCCGAGCGATGCTCGTCGGTCTTCACGGCCACGGTCGATTCGGCGGCACGCGACATCTTGGCTTCGACAGCCTTCTGCGCTTCACCGAGGCTGTTCAGGTGTTCGTTGATCTTCTCCAGCTTGGCGTCATACTCGCCAATCCGGCCTGTCTTCTCTTCGATCGCCTTCAGCTTCTGCTCATTCGTCGCCTTCAGATCGGCGAACGCCTGGGCCTGAGCTTCCAGCACTTTGGTCACTTCAGTCATGGAATTACTCCTTTGGTTATAGTTAGGAACGGAACATCTTCACGAGACGCTCCGCGTCTGCGTTGCTGAGTAGGTCTTCAGCATCTGCATCACGCAGACCCGCCAACCCTCGAGCCACGATCGCCTTCGCGTTCGTGCGAGACAGCCCTGCATCGCGCAGGACTTTCTCAACGAACCGAGCATCGTGGCCGGACTGTTTTACTTCGTGAATCCTGGCATCGGTGTTTGCCGGGAAGGTCACCACAGACACCTCCCAAAGATCGATGGCCTTGAGTTCACGCACCGCCGCTTCGCGGTTGTAGCTTTCTTCCTTGACGGCATAGCCAATCGACAAGCCGTTGAGCGCATTCATCATCAAGAGGTGATACACGTCACGCCCGAGCGACGTGTCCGCCAGTTCGCCCTTGACATACAGACCGTGGTCATCCTCGAACATTTCGCGCCATGCGCCGACCGGCTGCTTCTGGTCGTGCTGCCAGAGCATCGACGGCCACTGGTTTGCGTCCGTCGCCTTCTCGATGCTCTGCTTGAATGCGCCACGCATCACCACGTCGCCGTAGCTGTCTACCGTGTCAAACACGGAGGCGTAGCCCTCAAATGTCATCGCTTGATTGCCGACAGCCTTTACCTTAAATGGTGCCGTGCGATAACTTCTTGACGACGATTCATCAATCCGCATCAATTCATCTCTCTTTCGCCCTGCCCACCGGCGACCGGGATCGCCGCCCCACAGTAACCATGCAATCTTTCCCGCTGACGGGAAGCCTGGTTCGCCGCGCTCCCAGCCATCAGCCTCTCGGTCTACGGCGTGACGCTCGAAGTAGGCATACATGCGACGAACGCGATCGGGTGACAACTCGGAGCCGCTGATAATGGCTTGTGCAGTGCCGACGCCGACCTCTGTGCCACCGCGGTCATACTCATCGCGCCATGCCAGACCGATACGCGCCTCACGGCGCATGTCTTCGGTTGGTTCAAGGTCGATGTCAACGCCCTGATACGTTGCCACCGCCGACCTCCTGCATGTTCAATGGTTCGAGGAACACGTCGCCGCGCTCACCAATCGGGTCGAGGTTCTCCCAGCGCCGGATCTCATTCACCGACAAGAAGCCGGCCTGGCGTCCGGTCATGTAGGCCATGTACCGCGACTGCAAATCACCGCGCATCAAACCATCAAGGTTGAACTCGAAGAACTGTGTCCGACGCTCAGACGGCGACAGCAGCGATTGATTCAGGGACATCTCAAGTCGCACAATCCACGGTCGGATGGTATGCGTCACGAAGTCGATGCCCTGCTGTTCTATGTTGCTGAACGTCGCACGGTCGAGGTCGCCAACCATGTGCGGAGGCACCCGGAAGATAGATGCGATCTCCGTTCGCAAGAACCGCCGAGAATCGAGGAACTGCATATCCTCTGCGGTCATGCTCACCTTCTCGATGGACATGCCCTGTTCAAGGACCGCCGTGCGGCCAGCGTTCGCCGGGCCACGGAACGCCGCTTGCCACGATTCACGAAGTCTGACGGCGCTTTCTTCGTCAAGCACTTCTGGATGCTTGATGACAAGACCTGGTGTGGCATCGTTCTCTAGGACACGACGCCCGTACTGCTGCGCGGCGCTTGCGGCAAAGAAGGTATCGGCGGCATCACCGATGACCGAACGACCGAGGAGGCTATCCATTGACAGCCCCTTGAAGTGCAGGATGGGTTTGGGCTGCGTCGGGCTGTCCTGCTTGAAGACTTTCTCGCCACTCGCTGACGGCTTGTATGTATAGACGGCTCCGTATTCGCCGCCCGTGACTGTCATGTCATCCGGGTTGAGTACATTCAGTTCGAGTGGTCGCCCATCGCGATCACGACGGACAATCTCGATATACGCATTGCCACGCAGTAGCAGATGCGACATGATCTGCTCCCGCCACTCAAAGCTAGTCTGGTATCGGTTCGGGGTATATCGGACGAGGTCGAGCAGTTCCGACTCTAGAATCCGGCGTTTGCCGCCATCGTCCAACCGTTGAAATAGTCCGACTGGCAGTGAGGCAATCGTCTCTGCAATCACCCGGACGCAGGCGTAGACTGTCGCCACCCGGAGAGCGCGTGAGACCGCATCGTTGTCGCCACGGAGCGCGGATTCCCACGCCGCCTGGGACATGGCGATGGACTTACTACGTGATGGTGCCTCGTCTCGCCTAAACAATCTGGTCAGCAGTGATGGCATCTGTCCTCATGAGGAGGACAAACGAGACGCCGCTGCTGGTGGCTATGCGATGGGATTCGCGGCTCATACGGCTCGCGGAGGGGTGACAGCTCTGCCAGCAGCGGCGACCCGTTCATCCTCACGCTGGCAGATTAGGACGTGCGTATAAAAATGGAAGAGACTTGTCGGCGCTCTGGGGCGCTATGTACCCTTGTGTCCAGAATTATTACTGTCTGTGTAATCTTCGCGCTTGATTAATAGCTTGCGAGATGCAGCGCAGGGACGATGCGCGGTCACTGCGCCCTTCTCAATCCACCGACGAACAGTCTTGGTGGTGACCTGCCATCGCTCCGCTGCTTGCTTGACCGTCATATACATGCACGTCGCCTCAAATCAGGAGAATGCCACGCTCTCGCGGCCCCAGTGGCCGGTCACGCAATTGCCCACGCCTCGTCAACGCCATAATCAGCGCCACGATGCCGTCAATCTTCTCTGCGGCCCTCGCCTTGTCGGGTGCGATATTGCCGTTTGCGTCTTGTCTAATTGTCAGGTTGTCCGCCATCCAGCGCAAGACAGGATGCCCGCCATGCTTCAGATGGCCTTGCGCCAACAGCACCGCCAATTCCTTCGTTGGTTCACTGAGCGTCCTGAATCCCTGCCGCACTTCAACGACTGAGATGCCTTCGGCCTGTAACTCCGTCGCCAAGATGGTGGCGTTCCACGCGTCGAAGGCCAACTCGACAAGTCGGAATTCCTTGCTTAGCGCCATGACTTCATTCTTAATCGCCGCCTGGTCGATCACATCGCCTGGCGTCACCCGCAGGAATCCCTCACGTCGCCACGCCGTCAACGGCACAGATTCACGCTTCGCATGATT